TTGGGGTGAAGTACTCCTTGCTGAATTCGTACAGTTGGTCTCGCATCATTTTGTTTTGGCATTCTAATTCTGCAATTCTCTCTAATAATTCTTTCATATCTTTTTTATTTTAATATTAATTACTCCTTTATCTAATTCAGCTATCCGTTCAAATGCTTTCTTTGATAAGTCTAATGTTACTTTACGGAAGGATCCTGTATCTGTTACTTTAACTATAACCGACTTCCCGTTATCTAGGTTGGTTACTTTTAATCTTGTGCCTAACTTATGAGTATTTGAAGCACAGGTTAGCTTATTCATATCATAGATTGCTCCAGAACGCATAACTTTACCATGGAATGTATCATTATAGTAAGTAGCTTTAAAACTCGTTAGAACGCACCAAATACACATAACGATTATTATTTTCATTTGATTCTTATTTTGTCTATTACTTTACGAATGTTCTTAGTGATGTAGATGTATTGGTCGGACTCTTGTACGTTTATCTCACTTGTCAACGGCTCTACATGTGATTCTAGATATTTAATAAAGTTATCTATTGTATCGTAGTTATTCTCTCTAAAGATATTTCCCTCTGGCATATCTTCCAACTTCTCTAAAGCTACTTGCATTAAGCAAAGTACTTGAAACGTATTGTTTATTTGTTTATTCATATCCTTTTAAAATTTTCTTCAAAGCATTCAACACTCATTACTATATCTAATCCTTTATTTGGGCGTACTCGGATAAAACCATTGCCACGTAGTAATAACGTGACAACAGTATTATCTCTTTTATCCAAGTAATATTTTGATTCTTGCATCGTATTCATTTAAAAACGTTTTACAATTATTTACTTTTTCAATCATCTTCTCAATCATAGCTGAATCATATTCCAACTCAAAACTGTAAAAGCGTTCGTTAATTGGCATGTGACTATAGAAGATGTCATTACCGTAGTTAGCTTCTGCAGGTGTATCTAACAATACATAGACTAACTTTGCTTTCTTTATACCGGTTAAGTGCATGTATACTTGTAATTGTGCTTCGTAGTCTTTATTGATTGGTGAAGTAATAGAGTCTAAGAATGTAACGTAATCCCATGAGCATTTAGTATCTATTACAAATTCATCTGTGATAACATCTGGTGTCCCATTGAAGTGTTCATCGTTGAAATGTACTATGTTCTTTTCTAGTATACCTAATCCAAATCTCTCAGCACAAATATCAATCGCTTCATCTTCGCACATATTGCCTTTGCGGAAGTATTTAGAATCTATTTCGTCACGTACTCCAGACTTTTGCTCTGCATACCATTTCTTTAGGTAAGTAATCATTGACGCACCTAACTTTAAATCGTCTTTCCCGTTTGTTAAAAGCAAGCCTGATTGACTTGCTCTATGTCTGTATATCTTATTTTCCATCACTCAATAATTTAGCAATTGCATCTGTTACGTTATATTTTGTTTTAACTTGCTCTATTGTATAGTTACCACCTTGCAATGCTTTCTTAACTGCATCGAAGTTTGGAGTGTTAGGCTCTAAGTTAGGAAGTACTTTAAATCCTTTTACTCTGATACCTCCAACTACTTTACCCATCATTCTAATTGTATCATCAAATTGTAACTCTACCTTAGTACCAATCCAGTTACCTATGTTTCTTGAATCTAGTAAAGATAATCCTTTTTCTAGTACTAGGTTATTAGCTATCATTTTACGATTAGAACTATTACAAACCATATCCATAACATCCTCTTCAAACTCTAGAAAGTAACCATCGGTCTTGTTACCACTTACATCAACACCTTTTGAGTAATAAGCATCTTTGATTGTAAGTATGCAATTACCTTTTTCTGCTGTAATTATTGCTACATCAACTCCTGCCAGGTGCGAATGTTTACGATATTTCATCGCATCTATATTATGCTCTTTCATTGTCTTTAAGTATTATTTCGATTAAATCTTGTTCAAAAAATTGTCCTAATAAAATATCTAGTAAATCCATTCCAAAACTTATTTGGTCTGGTTTTGTGGTTACTTCGCGGTTTAGAATATACCCCAACCGCTTTAAGTTTTTTAAAGTCTTTTCTTGACTCTCATTTAAATCTGCTACTATCTTCATAATCTAACTAATTTTAAAACGTTTAATTTCTCTTGGATTATCTCTGTAAGGTTTGGATATTTCTCCAATGCCTTTGTGTACATTAGTTCCATCTCTTGGATGGTTAGCATTAACTCATCGTACTTTCTTGCTTTCTCTTCAGTTGTCATTATATATGGTTTTTTAAAAGTTCTATTACTAATTTTTGTCCTTTAACGAAATCACTATCTACATTCATTCCATTGATAATTTTATCAAAATCGTTAATTAATCTTACTAGACTTTCTAGTTTTGACTTGTCGTTTACTAATTTGCTTTCTCCTGTTGCGTAATTAGTTTTAAACTCTGCTTTTAAATAAGGTGATACATTCATAATTCAAATATTAAATTGTTTCTATATGACAAATATAAGGTTTATTATTATAACAACATTACATTTTTATAATATATTTTCAATTAATTTCATTATTGAATCGTAACTTTCTATCTCTGAATCAATTACCTTACCGTAAGTTATTCCTTTATTTTTTTGTAAACAGATAGCAGATGTATTTTGTTGGTTTAATTCGTCAATTCTAAACTTTTGTAATGGCTTTAAAGTATCTTTTATTTCCTTTGATTCGATAAATATTGACACTCCATTCTTAATACAAATTAAATCAGGTATACCATTCTTATTTGTTTTGATTAGGTTAATTACGAACCAACCATTCTTTTCGAATGTGGTTTTTATTTTCGTTTGGAATGCACTTGCCATTATATTAGTTTCTTAAATTGTGCTTCTGTAAAGTTTTTTTTCTGCTTTACTACATTATGAATTCGCTCTGTTAAACTTCCCTTTTCATATATGAAATACACATTATTTTCTTTTCTGTCTTTCGTCGTCAATCTATCGATGGATTGTAAATAATTTGTGCCACTGAATCCAAAGTTATAAAAAACTAAACAATCTGCTGCACTTAAATTAATACCCATACTACTTGAATACTGCTGGCCTATGTAATGCTTATCGGTAGTATTAAACTCCTCGATTGATGTAGTATGATTAGGGAAAGCAAATTGTAATAAATGAAACTCTTCGATATAATAATAAAATATAGCTAGTTTTTTACCTTTAAAATGTTCCGCAATAAACATAGCTTTTGAGTCATCTAATATCATAGAGTTATTTGATTCAAATTTAACAGTACCGCTTTCTAATTGGTGTAATTTACTCATCATTTTTGTTCCCGTATCTGCTAAAATTACTTCTTTCTTCCCTTCAACAATTAAATCTTTTTTTAGTTTATCAATTATCTTTTTGTTACAGGAATCGAAGTATATTACTTTCTCATTTACTTTACTTTCGAAGCCCGCATTTTCTTGGGTGAATTTTAAAATGTATGGTTGTATAACTAAATCAATTAAATCAATCTTAGCTGCTGAATAATCATTTACAGTCCCGTAGCTAACATATTTAAGCGTAGGTTGTGTAAACACCTTACTCCAGGCATAGAAGTTCTTATACTGACAAAATGGACTATAAGCACTTAAATAAAATTGATGGTACACTTGTGAGTATGACTCAGCTGCCATGGTACCTGACAATAATATCAATGGTATTCTTGAAAAACGTGCTTTAAATTCCTTGGCTTTATTGCTTGGCTTTGGGAAGGATGCCATTCCATGTGCTTCATCTTGTATTACAACATCAAAATCATTTCCTATTACCTTGGATAGTGATTCGTTATTAATCACTGTTAAATCAAATGTATATCCAAAATCATTATAATCATTTTGAATCGATGTAATAGCTTTCTTTTTAGTTAAAAATAATACTTTCTTTGCTCCGTATAGTCTACAAGTTTCTAATGCTGTTGCTGTCTTACCAGTTCTCACGGAGAAATTTAAATACACTATCTTCTTATCTCGTAGTATTTCAACCGCTTTCTTGGATAGGTCTATTTGATACGAACGTAATTCCTTTAAATCCATTTTGTATATGTTTTATTAATTATAATTTTATGAATACAAGATTGAGATACATTATAAATTTTTGCTATATTTCTTTGTGTAATACCATTTAAATTCATTTTTTTTATTGTTTCAATATCATCTATTGGTATTTTTCTTAACATAACTCCATTTGATTTTTTACCTAAAACATCATAAGAATGTCTTTCATTTTCTGAAAAAGTACACCATTCTAAATTATCAACTCTATTATCATGTTTAATCCCGTTTATATGGTTAACACATGGTTTATTTTCATTATTAGGTATAAATGCATCGGCTACTAATCTATGTAATTGAAACTTTTTAAAACTAGAACCAATAGAAAATGTAATACAAACATATCCGTGTTGATATACAGGTTTTCTATATTTAATAAATTTTAAATATTGCCTTCTAACATTACCATAATTTGAAACTTCATAATTTTCAAATCCTTTTATTGTTTTCCATACTTCCATAAAATAAAAAAGCCCACTAATCAGAGGTCGCTGTCTCGTCATAGTAGGCATTTAAAAAGTTCTTAATGTATCAGCGACAATACAGGTATAAAGATACAAAATTATTTATTATAATTCATATTTATTTATTTATAAATGAAAATATATGTTCAATTACAGGAAGTGTCCAACCATCACCAAGTAAACTACCTGATTTCTCTGTTGTAAGTATATCACAATAATTATCAGGAAAACCCTGCAATCTGCACATTTCAATTTTATTAAATGCTCTTAATAAATCACCTTCTTTAACTACAGTATATGACCCAAATTCAACTCTTTCATTTAAGTACCTTTGTATAGCATCGTGACTTTTAGGTATTGCACCAATGTATCTTTCTATTAAACATCTGCTTTTATTTCGATCTACATCACCACTTGTAATAATGTTTTTTAAAAGTATACCTCTATCTTTAGGCTGTGGTATATCAGTTACTAGATCAAACATAGTTTCTTTAGTACGTATATTACTCCAGTAGTATCTATCGCGTAATTGTGCCACAACTAATTTTGAATTAATACGCACAGGATAAACACCTAATTCACGACTCATAATACCAACGTCTAACTTACTAGCACTACCTACATTTTCCTGTAGGAATAATACATTTGGATTAAGTGACTTGATATGATTCAGTATGTCAACAAATGTAAAAAACAAAGATGACTTCTTACCATTTATTCCAGCACGTTTTCCAGCTGCAGATAAATCTTGGCAAGGTGATCCACTTAATATTAAATCAATACTTTTCCAATCAATATCCCATTCTTTCCATTTAGTCACATCTCCAACTTGTATAGTGTCTGGGAAGTGATGCTGTGTCAATTCTATTGCGTACGGCTTTATCTCACTTGAATAGTATTTATTTACTTTTATTCCGACATTTTCTAAGGCTTGTCTACCTGTATTCATTCCGTTAAATAGGCTAACTACGTTCATATTTTTTAATTAAGTATTTTAAATGTCTCTTAACGCTTTCTAAGTCTTTTAAAACAAAATTAAGCTTTCCTATTGACTCCAATCTTTCAGGATATTTATCAATAATTTCTTGCATTGAATTGCTTACTTTCTCAATTTCTGCATCTATTATTATATTACTTAGTTTTCCATCCATTCTTTTGCTTCTATTTTAGTGTCGTACATAATTATATCTGATCTAACTATGTTTAATCTGCTTATAGATTCTTCTAGGCTATAAAATAAATCATATCTATTAGGATATTTTTCTTTTATCCATTCCATAGAATCTTTGTATTTAGCTATGATACTATCAATCTTCTTAATTGCTATTATGCTATCTATTGTCATAATCCTTGTAATTGTGGTGAATCCCAAATGTCTTCAACCTTATTATTAATACTTTTCTCTGTAATCATAAATTTAAGAAGTCCTCCAGGAGAACGTGAATCGTATTCATATCCGTAAAATTGGCAGTATTTCTTAATTGATTGTGTTACTTCCTTTTTTGACTTCGCTAAAAATGATTTTGATAAACTAAACTTATATTTATCATAGGTTTCTTGACCGCTTAACCATTCATTTTTTTGCAATTCTTGGCAAAATTCAAATAGTTCTTTACCTAAATCCGCTTCTAATTTTTTAACTGGCAAAGATATTGATTTATAAGATACCAAACCATTATTTAAATACTTTTTTAAGCATTCAATCATATAACAATCAAATCTAGCCCACTCTAAATCATTCCAATCTGTAAATAAATAATGTCCAAAGAACTCAAATGGTGTATTATTAGCATTAAAGAATGGTGACAACTCTAATTCAAATTTACGTGCATCGTGTGAATCACCATTACCTTTCAAAACGTAATTTGTAGATATAATTATCTTAGGTGAATCTTCAATAGGTAGCTTAATTGTATCTTTACCTTTATATGTAATATCTATTCCCTCAGTAATTACACTAAACAAATTCTCAAATTGGAAGTTCTTTTTTACATCGTCGAACACTAATAATTGACAATCTGTTTTAACGGATTGATAAGGGAAGTCACCACCAAACTTAAACTGCTTACCATCTATCGTTTGAAGTTTCTTCATGTGCTTTAATGCATTACAGCATATCCCTTTTCCAGAACGACCATTAGGTGAGTCACTTATAAGCTCGTCATTTAAAATTACAGCTTTATTATTACCAGATGTTTTATAGGAATGTATTAAATATCCAAATGCACTTTGAAACGAATTGTATCTATCAACTGCAGAATCGTATTTAATTTTTTCATCTGTAGAAGGTGTGTTTCCTAAGTCAAAACCGCCTGATATTTTCCATACAAACTTTCTAAATTCTGAATGGTGGTGGTCTGATTCTACATACTTTCTTTTAATAACTTGGTCTTCCCAAATATTAAGATTAAAATCTGTATAATTCTTTAATTCTGATTTATCTTTATTGACTTCTAATACACCATTTTCATAAAATAAATATGCAGTATCTCTAGTGTCTTTAAGTACTTTAATTTCTTTACTATCTATCATAGATAAATAATCTCTTTTAAAGAACTTTATATTTGCAGTCATAAGATTAAACACATCCTCACTTAATCGTTCTTTAAGGATGTGATTAAGTACAAAATCTTTAACGTTAACTTCATCTACTATCTCTAAAAATATTCCGTTTTCTTGGATTAAATTAAATGTACTATTTTTATTAGGTCTATTCTTAAAGAAATGTCGCATCTCTAAAAACCTTTTGAACTTGTAGTTGTTCAACGATATTTTTCCGTCTTGGTTTACTGACCAAAATTGCTCTTCTGGATTCATATTTATATCATTCATATTTTCTTTCTATCTTTTATATTATTATAAGCCATTGATACTATTTGTAAATTATCAATATTATTATTTAAAGGATTATTATCAATATGGTCTATAACAGTTTTTCTATCAGTTTTAACATAATCTAAAAAACATAAAGCCATTAACGAATGAATTCTTAAAGTTTTTTTTATTCCGTTTTTATATAAACTTATCTGTGGATAGTTTCTTCTTAATACACCACTCATATGATAATTAATTATCCTTTCTTCTAATTTACCATTTTTATAAAATCCTTTAATTCTACCATAAGAGCTGACTTCATAAAGTCCTTCATAATTTGGAATTGGTTTCCATTCTTCTTTTTCCATACTGTATTTATGTTAAATGAAAAACCCATATTGTGCTTTCGGAGTACAGCCTACTAACACAATATGGGTTCTTACTAATTTCTTTTTCTATTTAAGAGCTGTACTTCTCTTTAATCGATACACAAATATAAGGATTTATTTTATTTAGTGATACATTTTACTAAAAAAAATTACATCTCTACACATCTTTACGCTGTCTCTACACTCATCTCTACGGGTTAAAGTGTTGATTTTAATAGTAGTTATGTGTTTTTGTAGAGATGTGAAGATGAATTTACGATTTTTTTTATTTTCACCTGTTCCGTTTTATATAAAAGATTGGCATTTCAAGTCCACAAGTCTCCATTTTTGCGTAAACCCTATATTTTACTAGGGTTGTAGCTGTAGAGATGACTGGAGACATTTGGAGAGATAGGGGAGATGTTACTCCATCATTAATCCATTATCATGCATTATTTCACGAATTTTATTGCGTACTTGTTCTGCCATTTCAATTTCGCTACCTATTTCAGAGTATTTATAGATGCTTCTATAGTATTGGTCCAACTCGTCAATTACAAATGCGTACTTCCATCCGTATAGTGCGTACTTAATATCATCGCTGTCTTCTAGTGAGTCAAATTCTAGTGTAACTTTTGCCATAATTAAATTTTTATTTTATTTTAAGGGTATAGGCTTAAAAAAGTGTGGTTAATCTTGCAACTTGTCCATGTGATTTATGGAATATAAACCCTTCGATTGCTAGTGGTGAGTGTTGATATCCGCTTTTGTGATGCCATGAGTCTGCTGGACTAGGCGAACGTAATGATTCAATCTGTACTGACATTATATCCTTACTTGTTTTGTGGTGTACGTGGTGAGTAAACCAATAACGATGCTTACAATCGTGCCAATGTTGACT